TCCTGTATGAGACATCCGGGTATGTAGCAAAACGGTTATGCAGCGGTCTTTTAAACCGCAGTAAGCAGGTCCGACTCCTGTCATACCCATCTGTCCCCGTAGGCTAAAGGACAAACCAGGTGGCTACGAACCATCGGATGCACGTTCGATTCGTGCCGGGGATGCTGTGGCTGTGGCAGATATGGTAATGCAGCGGATTGTGGTTCCGCCTTATGCGGGTTCAAGTCCCGCCAGTCACCTTTATCCTAGTCGTGTGGCATTTTTGGTAATAATGCACGAAACATACGAAACACTACTGTTTCGTGCAGTTTCGCATATTCTATCTGTCTGCCTCCTGTGCTAATATCGTCTCAAATAAAGCAGAGGAGGTGCCGGAATGACTGAACTGTATGACAGCAACCACCAACTGATATGCGCGTGTGATGACCTACGGGCTATCCAGACGTTGGTTATTATGGCGGAGGAGCATGGCGATGAAAAGGAATTCCTGGCAGTGATCCGCAGGGCGTTGGACCCGATTATCGATGACATCCAGGAGACGATTGACACCATTGATGAGACCTTGATAAGAGTGAGAAAAGAGCATGTTCAGCAAGACGGATCTGGAGTATCTTCAGAAACAGCCCTATGACCTGGTGCTGGTCAATTACCATGATGCGACGATCTATAGTCCACTTACCGGTCATGACTGGGTCATCATGTCTAATTATGAGAACCCTGGCTGCTATATCCTTCACCGGCATTCCCGAAGGGATCCGTACCACCGGCAAGAGGGGAGTTATAAAAATCTGATAGAAGCTGTGGACTATATCAACGGTCATGAAAAATGGTTTGCAGCCAACAAAATGTAGTCAACATACAGACGCCCGTGGAGAAATCTGCGGGCATTCTTTTTTGGCAACCCATGCCAACATAAGCATCACAGAGGGTCGGTATAACTTGCTATTGTCGGACGGCAGAGCTAACATGTGAAACTACAAGGAGAGGAGGTAGAGCGGTGAAACTGATCGCTATAGAAGCCACACCCAGGGAAAAACAACAGCTCCGGGTGGCTGCCTACTGCAGGGTATCCACAGACTCGGAGGAGCAGGAGTCTTCCATCGAGAATCAGATCGCCCATTATAAAGAGCTGATAGAAAGTAATCCTGGTTATGACTTCGCCGGAATCTATTATGATCGGGGCATCTCCGGTTTCAAAGAAGACCGGCCAGGGTTCCAGAAGATGATGGCAGATGCCCGGGCAGGCAAGGTTGACCTCATCATCACAAAATCCATAACACGGTTTGCGCGTAACACCGGTACCGTCCTGAATGCGACAAGAGAGCTGAAGGGACTGGGTATCGGTGTTTTCTTTGAACTGCAGAACATCAATACGCTTACCCAGAACGGGGAACTGCTCATGACTGTGTACGCGGCCTTTGCCCAGGGCGAGAGCGAGAACTACAGAGACCTTGCCCGGATGCGGTGCCGTCGCCAATTTGCCCAGGGGAAACCCTTGTACCAGATGCATAAGGCCTTCGGGTACCGCGCCGGCAGGGAGAAGGGAACATTCGAGATTGTCCCGGAGGAGGCGGAAATCGTAAAGCAAATCTACAAGTGGGTAAGGGATGAATATCAGATAACCACCATTCTCAAGATGGCGAAGGAAAGAGGATTCCATTTCAGAGACGGGTCAGATCTGAAGTTCTGGCATGTCTACCGAATGATCCGGAACGTGATTTACAAGGGCGACTACATCATGCAGCGGCGCTACATTGATGACAATCGCCGGTGCCTGGTCAATAAGGGAGAGCTCCCCTCCTGGTACATCGAAAACGACCATCCGGCGATTGTGAGTAGAAAACTGTGGGAGCAGGCAAACGCGGTTATCAATAAGAGAGAAGAGGAAAAGCAAAACCCCGTCTCCAAGCTTCCCATGACCGATGAGAATTACCCATACAGAAAAAAGTTATTCTGCGGATATTGCGGAAGGAGGCTTGGTGTGGGAAGCAATCGTTCCCAGTACACCTTTTACTGCAAGAAACGAAATTGCTGCCAAGGAATTAGCGTAACGCAGAAGGTGGTCGAGTCCTGGGGTGAGATTACGGACAACATCTACATTTTCTATGACTCGGACAAGCCGATTCCCAAGCAGTACAGCTATATAAAAGAGAGCACATGGAAGAAGAAGTACACGAGACAGTCCGCCCTCAAAATGAAGCCCTACACAAAAGAAAACTACTTCTACTACAAAAGGGTGTTCTGTGAAAAGTGCGGATGGCCGCTTTACCGAAGGCTGAGTAAGGGCGGCAAGATTGTGTTCATATGTGGCGGCCAGTCTGAGCATCGTAGTGCTTTCTGTGAGGGCATTACAGTGCCGGAGGAGGTTCTGGACCGCCTTCCTGATAAGGACGGCTATTTTATCATCAGAGAGGAGAAAAAAGGTGGCGAGAAACATTACAGTTATTCCTGCAGAAAAGAGAAGCCCGAGAGGAATGAATACCACGCGGGTAAAGAAGATTAGGGTGGCGGCATACTGCAGGGTATCCACGGAACATGAGGAGCAGCTGAATTCTTTCGAGAATCAGGTGACTTACTACACCCGGTACATCACTGAGAGGCCAGATTACGAGATGGTAGACATCTATGCGGATGAGGGTATCAGCGGGACAAACACCAAAAAGCGGGACGGCTTCAACCGGATGATCGCGGACTGCGAGGCGGGGAAGATCGACCTTGTGATCACGAAGTCCATCTCCCGGTTTGCCAGAAACACTCAGGATTGCCTGGCTTACTCCCGCAGGCTCAAAGCACTTGGCGTCGGGATTATCTTCGAGAAGGAGAATATCAGCACGCTGGATGCCAGCGGAGAGCTGCTTTTCACAATCCTCAGCTCCCTTGCTCAGGAGGAATCCAGGAACATCTCTGAGAACAGCAAGTGGGGGATCCGTCACAACTTCAAACAGGGAATCGTGCACATAACCCCTTCATCCTTCCTGGGCTATGATCTTGATAAAGAAGGAAAGATTGTGATAAACCCCGAGCAGGCGCAGATCGTGCAGCGGATCTTCCGAGAGTATTTGGAAGGCTGGACACCCAATGAGATCGCGGATCGCCTGAATAAGGATAAGGTGAATGGGGTCAAGGGAAAACCTGCATGGGCAGGGAGCACGATCCGGGGAATACTTGCAAATGAAAAATATGAAGGGGACGCCAGACTTCAGAAAACATTCACGGCGGATTACCTGACAAAAAAGTGTGTGAAGAATGAAGGACAGCTCGAACAGTACTATGTTGAGAATAATCATAAGCCCATCATTTCCCGGGAGGATTGGGAGGCCGTACAGCTTGAGATGCAGCGCCGGAAAGAATACTGCGAGGAAGTCGGCGTGCAGCGCTATGGCTCCGTATCTGTTAATTGCCCATTTGTTTCCAGGGTGGTCTGCGGGCGATGCCATAATCCCTATCAAAGACGATGCTGGGTAAACAGGAATCGAGACGTCTGGGTCTGCAGCAATAAAAACAAAGCGAATGGGAAGACGTGTCTTGCAGATAACGTGAAAGAAGAAGTTCTGAAACGGGCGTTTGTGATCGCTTGGAACAGTGTCGTAAAGGGTCGTGATAAGCTGCTTGCCTCATGGGAGGCCATGAAGGAAGCTGGGGATCCGCTGCAGAAGCTCAGAGCAAAGCAGATGATTGAACTGACAGAACAGGGGCCGCTTACAAAGGAGTGCCCGGAGCTTACCCGGACGGTCCTGGAGCGGATCGTGGTTCACAGTAAGACGCACTTCACGATTCGGTTCCTGGACGGGACAATGAAGGAAGTGTGTATAACGGAATAATTGCCGATAAGTGGTCAGGAGATTGCGGAGAAGAGGAGATGCAAAAGAAGCTGTGACTGTCATCTATGGAAGAAGGCACCGAACTTTTTTTATAATGGAACCATACAATTCCGTCTTGAGTAGACAATTTTTAAAAGCTTTTTTATAATTCAAATAGGCAGTATACGAATAATACTGTCTCATCTTAGCAGGAAAGCCATAATAAATCATAGATTTCAGCCATATACGGAAATCTTCATACTATTTATCATTACGCAAATTGCAGCACAAGACGCAAATAGGATTTCCGTATAGTTGGATCTATTTGACAATTGTACGACATTCCTATTGGACAGGTCTGTGTAGGCACTTTGTGAAAAGTGCCTTTTTGATTGCAGTCATGAACGCTATTACCATTTCTATACGATCATTGTAGTGAAGGAGTAATCACCATATGTCCAGCATAAACACATGGCCCGGGTGGGAAATGGTCAGGCAGATCGGGGCCGGAAGTTTTGGAACAGTTTATGAAATTGAAACCAAAGAAGACGGTATTATTCGTAAGGCTGCCCTTAAAGTCATTTCCATTCCGCCTTCCCGGGCGGATATTCAGGTCCTGTATGACTCCGGAATTGCGACATCACAGGAAGAAGCAACGACCTACATCAATGACCAAATCAAAAGTGTCTCGCAAGAGTTTAAAGTGATGGCTGCGCTCAAGGGGAACCCCAATATTGTTTCCTTTGAGAATCATATGGTCCTACCACATGAGGGGTGGCCCGGAGCAGATATTCTGATCCGAATGGAACTGCT